TTTTCAGAAAAAACAACCTGCAAGGCCATTGCTTGGCGGAACGTAACTGTTGATTCCTTGAACGCTCTCATTCGCAAGGCCATTTTCCCTAATGCAACAGGAGAGTTCTTTCCAGAAGACCGTATCATCATGACTGAGCCGGTTTTTGACCTTAACGACAACAAGATCACTCTCGCAACCACCGACATGGAAGGCTCAGTCGAACGCTCAACAATCGAATACCATCCAGAGCATGGGGAGTTAAAATGCTGGCGGATTGTTGTGGTGATGGATTCTGGGCATCCTGTGGTCTTGTGGAAACTGCACACCGAGAGCCAAGCGGCCTACAACCGCAAGCTCAATGATCTGGCAGCACAAGCCAAAAGTGCGCCGCGCTTGTGGAAAAAGTACTGGGATTTCAAGGAATCTTTTCACCAACTTCGATATGCTTACGCACTGACAGCACACCGGGCGCAGGGATCAACATATGACAAGGTGTTCGTTGACATGGGGGATATTTTGATTAATCGGAACAGGCAAGAGGCGTTCAGGTGCTTGTATGTTGCAGTTACTCGCCCCCGCAAACAACTTATAATCAAATAGGGAGGTACAAAAGATGAAAGACTTGACAGTAGGACAAACCGCCAAACAATTACGAAGGCTCTTCCCAGGAAAATCTTGCAAAGCTGAGTGTGGGTGTTGGAGTTATTCGCACGAAACTTATGGAAACGAAAAGACAATGAAAAGTATTTATGTGGAAGGAGCTACTAGTATAAACAAAGAAGGAGAATCCTTCCGAGGACTTCTGGAAAAAGCTAAAGACTATGCAAAAGGTGAGGTTAAACCATGACACCGGAGACTGCGTCCCAACTACAAATCTGGCGCGACAAGGCCCTTCGTGGTGAACTCTCAACCGATGAACTCCGCCAAGCCATTATGGTCTTGCGAGAGGATCGGGAAAGGGCTGCGGCAGTGAGTGCGAAGAGCAAATCAACGAAAGCAAAAAAGGCCCCGGTGGATGCGGAAGCGTTGCTCGGGGAATTGGAGGGACTTTGATGGACGATAACAAACCACAATTCCCGCACACTGTAGACGCCACCATGCTTTCAACCTTCCGCGCGTGTCCAAGGAAATTTGAACTCATGTATCTCCGACACTGGAAACCCAAAGCTGAAAGCGTCCACCTCATAGCTGGCGGAGCCTTTGCTGCTGGCGTGGAAGCAGCTCGCAAGGCCTATTTTGTTGATAACCTTCCCCGTGAAGAATGTGTGCAACTTGGCCTCAAGGAACTCATGGTGAAGTATGGAGACTTTGAATGTCCGCCAGAATCGGCAAAAAGCATGGAACGGACCTGCGGCGCACTGGAATACTACTTCACCCAGTACACTCTCGGGGAAGATGGTATGACTCCGATTCTGCTTGGGAAGGACAAACACGGCATCGAACTTGCATTTTGTGAACCTCTGAACTTCCCGCACCCTGTGACTAATAGTCCAATCCTTTACACCGGACGGGCTGATATGGTTGCAAACTTCGCTGGCGGGATATATGTTGTTGATGAAAAGACCACTACACAGTTGGGTGCTTCCTGGAGTAGACAATGGGAACTTCGAAGCCAATTTACAGGCTACCAATACGCATGTCAAAAGCAAGGAATCAATGCCGCCGGAACAGTTATCCGAGGCGTCTCAATCCTCAAGACAAAGTACGATACATTACAAGTCATGACCTATCGACCACCCTGGGAGATTGAACGGTGGGAGAAGCAGTTGTACAAAGATCTTGGTCGGATGCTGAGAGCTTGGAAAGAGGATTATTGGGATTATAATCTTGACCATTCTTGCAATGACTATGCAGGGTGTCCGTTCGCGTTGATCTGTAAATCACCTACCCCTGAGGATTGGTTAGAAATGTATTTTGAGAAGCGGGTCTGGGACCCTTTGGCAAGGAAACAACTGACTGTTGAAGAGTATGAAGCACAATGGATATGACAATAAACCACCTGAATTAACCGGGATTAATCCCCATGAATAACTACCAACAATCCTTTTTCATCAATGGTCGCTTCTACGGAACCTTTCCCCGCGAAGCTAGACGCGACCAAGAACTTACAAGCCGCACCGAGCCCCCGGACAGCCTCTTGTTCTTCTGTACAAAGTGTGGGGAAGTGTATGCGAAGTGTCCAGTGGTTGGGGCGGATGGAAAGCAACTCCGTTGGCGAGCTTTAGCTGGTGTGTGTGGGAAATGCCCTTCCGACATTATGTTCCTAAACCCTGGCAATGTTTGGGTTTCCTGGGACTGGGAGTATCAAGCCGCTATGCCGAAGGAATTGTTGGAAAGAGAGCTTGTTAACTTGATAGATTTTATAAATTCAAAAGAAGGACACTAAAGTGGAACCATCAAAGTCAACCCTCGCCGGTGTCAACGTAACGCTTATGGGGCCGTCCGGCACTGGAAAAACCCACTCCATCGGTACATTGGTAGACACCGGGATGGAAGTATTCTACCTCGCCCTCGAACCGGGCCTGGAATCCCTCCTCGGCTACTACACCGACAAGGGCAAGCCAATCCCCGACAACCTCCACTGGCATACACTCGATGCGCCCAAGGCTTCTTTCACAGAACTCATTGATTCTGCCAAGAAAATCAACACCCTGAGCTTCGAAAGCATCACCAAGATGCAAGACCCGAACCGATCAAAGCATAATCAGTTTATCGGTCTATTGGAAGCTCTCAATAACTTCCCTGATGACCGCACAGGTAAAACTTTCGGCCCGGTGAACGAATGGACGCCTTCACGAGCCTTGGTCATGGATGGTCTTACCGGCCTCAATAACGCTGCAATGGCAATGGTCATCGGCGGAAAGCCTGACAAGAACCAAGCTGATTGGGGAGTGGCGCAGGACCAGATTTACAAGATACTGAGTCTCTTGTGTGCGAGTTGCGATTGCCATTTTATCCTTATCGCGCATGTTGAAAGGGAAACGGATCAAGTGCTTGGTGGGGTGAAGATCACAATAAGCACCCTAGGCAAGGCCTTGGCTCCGAAACTACCTGTAATGTTTTCCGATGTTATTTTGACTGTAAGACAGGCTGACAAATGGTTTTGGGATACTGCGTCCATGATGGCAGATGTTAAGACCCGCAACCTCCCCATTCTCTCGACCAACCAACCAACCTTCGCAACGATAATAGCGAAGTGGAAAGCTAGAGGAGGTGTAGCCTAGTTTTTTGAAACAAAACTTCCATAAAAACCAATTGCATACTTGTCACTCGTCAACTATCATGTAATCTCAAAATCGGAATCAAACCCGATAGTTACAAACCTAGCTCGTAAGCATTTAGCCCGTAGCTAAACCACAAACCAAAGCCCCAAAGGAGCCACACCATGTCTGTATTCGATCCTAACGCCTTTCTCGACATGCCCGTAGAAGGAACAAATGACACAGTAGTAGTACCTTGTCCGGTAGGAGAATATCTCGCCGTTGTGGAGAAGGTTGATGTAAGAGCCTGGACCAAGCGGGATGATCCCTCGGTTGGAGGCTTGGCCCTGGATATTATCTGGACGATTGAAGACCAGAGCGTGAAAGAATACCTTGCACGGGAGAAGGTTTCCGTTAAACAAGGCATCATGCTGGACCTGACCGATGGTGGAACGCTCGACATGGGCAAGGGCCGGAACATCTCTCTTGGTCGTTTACGGGAAGCTGTTGGCCTGAACAACCCAGGGCAAGCCTTTAGCTTCAACCAGCTCCCCGGTCAGATGGCCAAGGTCAAAGTTGATCACCGCCCGGACAAGAATGATCCGACGATTATCTTTGCTGAAATCAAGGCTGTTACAAAGGCATCGTAAGACAACTAACAACTAACTAACAAAGCCCTTGCTCAAGAGATTGGGTAGGGGCTTTTTCTTTGGAGGGAGTAAAATGACAAAACGAGAGTGTAAGAGAAAATACCTTAAAGCAGAGATAGGGCTATCCGAAGCTTTGCAATGCTTAATGTTTGACCATTTTATGGATCGTGGTGAGGCCTTAAGGTATTTAGGGTTATAGTATAGTTATTCCCACGGTTTATTTTGCCGCCTACAATCCAAAAACCATTCACCCTATACAACCATATTGCCGGGATTCAAATATTCAATGGCGGGTGCATTTCACCCCTCGGCCCGGAACAAATACCA